AGACACATTGTCCGAACGCGCCGAAGACTACGAGGAAAAAACGATCCCGTGGGGCGGCATGGTACTGACCGCCGGCGTCGACGTTCAGCACGACCGGCTGGCTATCGTGATCCGCGCCTGGGGACGTGGCATGGAATCGTGGCTGGTGTACTGGGGTGAGATTCACGGCCAGACGCTGATCGAGAACGCGGGCGCCTGGATGGACCTGGACATGCTGCTGGAGTCCGATTTTATCCACGCCAGCGGCAACAAGATGACGCTGCGCGCCGTGTCCGTCGACTCGTCGGACGGTACGACCACAGATGCCGTCTACGCCTATGTGCGTAAGCGGCAGCATCGCGGCTATATGGCGATCAAGGGCGCGTCGGAGCAGTCGGGCGCATCGCGTGAAATTTTCTCGAAGCGCGCCGCGTCGGTCGACATGAACAAGAAGCACAAGCCGCACCCGTCAGGTGTGACGCCGTACATCGTCGGCACGCAGCGGGCCAAGGACTTGATGATCGATGGTCGTCTGCGCCTGGAGGGTAAAGGCCCCGGCCGCATCCACTTCTACAAGACGGTGCGGCCGGACTACTGGGAGCAGATCACCAGCGAGGTCAAGGCGCCGCACAAAAGTGTCAAAAATCGCAAGGTATGGCAGAAGCGCGCCGGCGTGCGCAACGAGGCGCTGGACTGCGAGGTCTACGCGCTGCACGCCGCCATGTCGCTCAAGCTGCATTTGATGAAGCCGGCCAGTTGGGATGCCATCGAGTTGCATCTACGCCAGCGGCAGATTTTCGCGGCACCGAGCGCCGAACAGCCGGAGCCGGCCGCTGATGACATTGGCACCGCCGCGATGGCGTTGCACGACGCGTTGACGCCGCAGACAGGGGCCGACCAGGAGCAAGTGCAGACGTCTGCACAAACCGCTGCCGTGCAGACGTCTGCACAGTCGGCCGTCGTGCAAACAGCGCTTCCCGCAATTCCGCCGCCACCGCCTAAGCCGCAAGCGAGGGCACGAACCCGTAGCCGTGTTTCCAGCGGCTACTCAGCCAAGAATTGGTAAACGATGAACATTTTCAAAGTATTGACCGCTGGCGATTCCGCCACCTGGTATGACGGCTTTCATGAGTACCGGCAGCGTGCCGGCCTGGTGGACTGTACCGGCTTCGAGCTGACCTATCAGCTGCGCGGCCCGTCTCAGCTTCCGCTGGTCGGTGTGGCGAAGGGCGACGGCTGGCAGACATCCATCACGCCGGAGCAGAGCGCGGTGCTCGTGCCTGGTGAGTACATCGTCGTGGCGCAGCTTACCGCGCCTGGCGTGCGACTCACCCTCGGCCGCGACAAGCTCCGCATCCTGGCTGATCCCTCCGCGATGACCGACGCCGTCGACGCGCGCAGCATGGCCGAGAAGGCGCTGGCCGACTGCAAGGCGGCGCTGGCGGTTTTCACCAGCTCCGGCGGTAAGGTCAAAAGCTACACCATCGGCACGCGCACCACCGAGTTCTACGCCTTGGCGGACCTGATGACGCTGCGCGATATGTGGCAGCGCGAAGTCACCCGCGAGCGCGCGCAACGCGCGGCAGCAAATGGCCGCCGCAATCCCCGTGGTCTGGTAGCGAGGTTTCCATGACGAAGTTCTATAACGAGGCGATGGTGCGACAGCCTGGCTCGGCCGTTCTGCGGAAGTGGAACGCCGAGCGTGACGCCGCGCGCGCCACTCTGGCTACGGCCAACACGCGTAAGCGGCAATATGCTGGCGCCGCGCTCGGCCGCAATGGTTCGGACTACACGGCGCTTAACACGTCCGCAGACAGCGAGATCATCACCAGTCTGCGCGTGCTGCGCGCCCGGTCGCGCGAGCTTTGCCGCGACAACGAGTATGCAAAGGCCGCCGTTCGCATCATCAAAAACAACGTGATCGGTACAGGCGTCGGCATGCAAGGGCAGGTCAAGACCGCCGGCGGCAAGCTGGTCAGCAAGGTAAACGACCAGATCGAGGAGGCGTGGAAGGAATGGACGGACAAAGATACCTGTGATCCTGCCGGCAAGCTGGCCTTTACGGATATGGAGCGCCTTATCTTTGGCTCGATGGTGGAGAACGGCGAGGTGCTGGTGCGCAAGGTTCGCCAGCCATTCGGCCGTGGTTCGATCCCCTATGCGCTGGAACTGATCGAGGCGGATCGCCTGATTGATCAGTGGACTACTGCGAGGGCATCGAACGGCAACATAATCCGCATGGGCGTCGAGCAGGATAAGTGGGGCCGGCCGGTTGCGTACTGGCTTTATCCGACTCATCCCGGCGATTACCAGTTCCAGGCGTTCGTGGAGAGCGCGCTGATCCGCGTGCCGGCCAGCGACATCATCCACCTGTTTATCCCGGAACGCATCGGCCAGACGCGCGGCGTGCCCTGGTTCCACGCGATCATCAAGCGCCTGCGCAACATGCAGGGCTACGAGGAGGCCGAGATTGTCGCGGCCCGCGCTGCGGCTTCTATCGTCGGCATCATCCAGACGCCGGACGAGGGCATGGTGCCGGATGGCTCCGACCTGGTCGACGGCGTTGAGGCGCGGGTAGGGCCGACGTTGACGATGGAACCGGGCACGTTCCAGCAGCTCGGGCCAGGTGAGACGTTCCAGGGCTTCAATCCGAGCCGGCCGAACCAGGCGATGGACCCCTTCATGCGCTTCATGCTGCGCGCGTTCGCCACCGGCGTCGGCGTTTCCTATGCCAGCGTGTCGGCCGATTATTCGCAGACGAATTACAGTTCCTCGCGCCTGGCGCTGTTGGACGAACGTGATTTGTGGCGCGTGATGCAGGACTGGTTCATCCGCAACTTCCGCCAGGAGATTCACCGCGACTGGTTGGAGGCGGCAGTGCTGGCTGGCGAACTGAGCTTCCCGGACTTCTACACCAACCAGCGGAAATACCGCGCGGTGCGCTTCAAGCCGCGCGGCTGGTCGTGGATTGATCCGACGAAGGAAGTGATGGCCTACCGCCTCGCGGTGCGCGCCGGCTTTATGACGGTGTCCGACGTCATCGGCTTGACGTCCGAACACTCGGATGCCGAGGACGTATTCCTCGGCCGCCGGGAAGAGCTGGACATGATGGCCGATCTGGACCTGGTGTTCGATACGGACCCAGCGCAGACAGACATGAAGGGCGTCGTGCAAGCAGCGGAGCCGGATGCGCCGGCCGCCGTGGCGGGCACGCCGGAGGCGGAAAGCGACCAGCCGGTGAGCGACGACGATCAATCAGCAAACGAGAACCAGGAGGAGATAGCAGACGCAGCAGCATAACTTTTACCAACCCCATGAAGGCCCGCCCGGTTATCCGCGCGGGCCTTTTCTTTTGGAGAAACCATGACGGGACAAACCAAGCCCGAATCTAGTTTGACCAAGCTAGGGCCGCTCAAGCGCAATGTGCGTTTGCTTGCCGGCTTTGGTGAGGCGTCGGACGTGCAGATTGGTGTCGTCGACGTCGCTACGCGGACGATCACCATGTCGTTCTCAAGCGAGACGCCCTGTCCCGCGCAGATCAACGACCAGGTCGTCGCCGAGGTGCTGAGTCACCTGCCCGGTGCTGCTCGAATGCAGCGCATCAACGCCGGTGCGCCATTGCTGTTTAACCACGACCTGAACGACTTGCTCGGCGTGATCGAGCGGGCGTGGATCGGTGCGGACAAGCGCGGTTATTGCACGGTTCGCTTCGGTAGCGATGCGCGCGGAGACTGGGCAATGGGCCAAGTGCAGGACAGCATTCTGCAAAACGTGTCGTTCTACTACCGCGTTTATGCCTACCAGACCGATCTGAACGGCGAGGTGTACACGGCGACCAGCTGGGAGCCGACGGAAATTTCCTTCGTTACCGTCCCGGCCGACTTCACCGTGGGCGTAGGCCGTGCCGCAGCAACAGACCTCGAAATGGACGTCGAAATCGTGCGTCCGCAAGCAATCCCGGCGCCCGCCGGAAATTCGGAACCGGCGCAAGCCGATGACCCCGAGCTGGCGCAAGCCAATCCCCCTGAACTGGCGCAAGCCGACAACCCTGAACCGGCGCAAGCCGACAACCCTGAAGGAAGTGATATGTTTAAGAAGAAACACGTGAAACAAGACGTCGCCGAAGCAGCCCGCAGCGCAGGCGGTGTGCCTGGTGCAGCAGCTGCCGTGCAAGTCGACCCGGCCGCAGCTGAACACGCCCGCGTTACCGAAATCGAAGCGATGTGCAAGCAGCACGCCATCGCTGAAGAAACCCGTAATCTGCTGGTCACGCTGCGCCAGCCTATCGAGGCGGCGCGCGGCATTGTCCTCAACGAAGTCCTCGCACGCGGCCGTAGCCAGGCATCGATGGGCGGCTCCAGCAATCCAGACCTGTCGGCGAAGGAAAAGGCGCGCTACAGCATGCTGCGCGCCATCAATGGCGCGGTCAACGAGCGTATGAACTTGGCCAACCCGTGGAAGGAGGCGGGCTTGGAGCGCGAGGTTTCCATCGCCATCGGCCAACGCTCCGGCAAGCACACGGCCGGCGTGTACATCCCGACCAATCTGCAATTCGC